ATGGTGAATGTGTTTTTCAAACAGCAAAAATTTGTCATTAAAAAACGCTTTAATGATTTTAATGGCTTTGATATAGAAGAAAATGAGGTTTTATGGTTTGAGCTCATCAACCCTACGCCCAACGAATTGGCCACTCTAAGCCAAGAATACGCTATCCACTACAACACAGACCATTCCCAACGAGTCTCATCAGTTACCAAATATTGGGAAGACAGCTCCAGCGTTACGATCAACGCTTTTTTCACTAACCAGGATGAAAATGAGACTTTCCACACGGAAATGGCGACCTTTATTTTGTCTAATAACATTCTTTTCACGATTTATTACGGGACTTTAGAAATCTTTGATTCTATCCAAAAAAAGGTTTTGGCTAGCCCTAAAAAATTTGAAGACGGGTTTGATATTCTAACCAAAATCTTTGAAGTGTATTTTGAAAAAGGGGTAGAATGCTTGGAATGGATCAACAAACAAACGAGCCTGTTGCGCAAAAACATCATTTTTAAAGAAACTTCCACGCCTACGCATGAAAATGTTTTGATGTGCTTGTCCAATTTGCAAGAATTTAATGTGGCTTTAAGGGATTCCTTTTTTGACAAACGGCGCATTATTACCGCTTTATTAAGGAGCAATAAAGTGGATAGCGATACTAAAAATAATTTAAATATCATTTTAACCGATTTTAGCTCTTTAGTGGAGTCTACAACGGTCAATCTCAACTCCCTAGACAACATTCAAAACCTGTTCGCTTCTCAAGTCAATGTGGAGCAAAATAAAATCATCAAGCTCTTCACTGTGGCGACCATGGCGATGATGCCCCCCACTTTGATCGGCACGATTTATGGTATGAATTTTAAATTCATGCCGGAGTTAGAATGGCAATACGGATATCTTTTTGCGCTGATTGTCATGGCGATTTCTACAATCCTCCCAGTGATTTATTTTAAAAAGAAAGGCTGGTTGTAGCCTTTCATGGAATTTTCATGGAATTTTTATCCTCACTATTAGACGCTCTTTCTACAACGCATGGCATAGTCTCCTTGACTACGCTCACGCTTTTAGAAATCATTTTAGGGATTGACAATATCATTTTTATCACGGTGATGGTCTATAAACTCCCCAAACACCAGCAAAATAAAGCCATGATTTTAGGTTTGGGTTTGGCTATGCTCACGCGTATAGGGCTTTTAGGGAGCTTGTTTTTTATCAGCCATTTGCAAAAGCCTTTATTCACTTTAGCAAGCATGAGCTTTTCATGGCGTGATGTGGTGCTGCTTGTAGGGGGGGTGTTTTTGGCTTTTAAAGCGTTAGTGGAATTAAAAGATCAGATTTATCCTAAAGAAAAACACCAAAAAAAAGCGTTTGGCTTTTCCATCACCTTAATAGAAATCATGTTTTTAGACATTGTCTTTTCTTTAGACTCCGTGATCACGGCTATTGGGATCGCTAAATACTTAGAAGTCATGGTGCTTGCTATTATTTTATCCGTAATAGTGATGATGTTTTTTTCCAAAATTGTTGGCGATTTTATTGAAAAACACTACCGTGTCAAAACTTTAGCCTTTGTTTTTTTGCTCGTCGTGGGCGTGTTTTTGTTTTTAGAAGGCTTGCATTTGCACATCAATAAAAACTACTTGTATGCGGGCATTGGTTTTGCCTTACTCATAGAATGCTTGAATATCTTCATAGAAAAGAAAGTGAAAAAAAGTTAAAAAGCGTTTTTTTAAAAACAAAATTAAAAAAGTTGTTTGCAAAAGGCTTTCATGCTTTTGTGAATAAGCAAGTTCTAATCAAAACTCATAAACACACAAGGAGTATTTCGCAAAGAACCCCCTTAAAAGGGAGTTTCATAAAAGCTTAATAAACGAACACATAATTCAAATACACGCTATAGAGTCTGCGGTATTTGACAGTCGCCAAACTCATGGGGGAACGCCATTAAAATCGCTTGGATTTTTTCAAACTCCGCTAACATTCTTTTCATTCAAAATATCCTTTTAAATAACTATAACACAATCTCATTCAAATAGCATTTTTAAAACAAATTCAAACGCTTTTTGGCGATTTGAAAATATTCTTTTTCTGATTCTATGCCGATAAAATTCCGTTCTAAACGCTTGAACGCTAAACCGGTGGTGCCGCTCCCCATGAAAGGATCTAGCACGATGTCATTAGGGTTGGTGTGGATGGAAATGATTTTTTCCATTAAAGCCAGGCTTTTTTGCGTGGGGTGTTTAACTCTTTCAACCCCACTCACCACAGGGCTTTTTAAAATCAAGGGCCGTAAATATTTTTCATTTTCGGGCTTGTTAAACACCCATTTAGCTTTCTTTTTAACCGCCCACAGGGCAAATTCCGTGTCCTGGACATAGCGCCGGTTAATGTTTCTTGGCATGGGATTATTTTTAACCCATTGGATAAAGTCTTTGACCACAAAGCCGTTTTCTTCTAAAAAATCAGCGATATAGCTTATAAACCTGTAAGAGCAAAAAATAACCATGCAGCCGTTTGGATTGACTAAGGGGGCGTAGCGCTTGATCCATTCTAAAAGCCTGAAATTTTTATCCCATTCCCCAAAATCTATGCCTTGCCTTTTAGCGCTCTTTAGGGTGGAAAAATTGTTTTTAACCGAAATGTTATAAGGAGGATCTGTGATGATCGCATCCACTTTTAAATTTTGCTGGTAAAAGTCTTTGATGATTTCAAAAGCGTTAGCGTGATGAATTTGTATCATTTTTTTAAGCTTTTTAAGATCGCTTTGCCTAAAGCTAGGGCTAGAAGAGGAGGCACAGCGTTACCGATTTGCTTACAAACGCTCGTTTTATTGCCATAAAAGATATAATTATCGCTAAAACTTTGTATCCTGGCGGCTTCTCTGGGCGTGATAGAGCGGTGCAATTCAGGGTGGGAGTTGGTGCCATTACTGGGAGTGTCAAATCGTGTGTCTATAGTGGGGCTTACTTTATTCCAGCTCAAACGCCCCCATGTGCTTTTGAATTGCTGTTTGCCATGCAAGTTTTTAGGCAAGCATTCTTTGCCTTGCTCTTTATTAATGAGCTTTAATTTCTCTAAAGCGGCTTGCGAGTGGTTGGTGGCTTGATGGTTGTATAATTTAGGGCTATCTTTTCGCATCAAGGCTTGATAGCTTGATTGGATAGGGTTTAAATAATCGCTCTCAAACGCCCCCTCATTAGAACAAAGATAGGCTAAATCGCTTATCGCATCTTGAATGTTCACGCTTTGAGAAGGCTCTAAAAGATTAAAATCAAAACTAAAACGACTAGCCCCCACAATAAAAGCCCTCTCTCTGTTTTGAGGCACGCCATAATCTTTAGCGTTTAGGATTTGATAGCTTAATTGATACCCTAAAGCGTTCAATTTTTCTTTAATTTCTTCTAAAAAATAGCCTTTAGCGCAAGAGATGAGGTTTTTCACATTTTCAATGATAAAAATTTCTGGCTTTAAGGCTTTGACTATTTCTATATATTCAAAAAAACAAAAACAATAACCCCGATAAAGATACTAAATTAAAAAAAAAGCTTACTATAAAGCCCATCAATAGGGAAAGGGTTTTGAAAAAACAGGGATTTTTTTTAAACCAAAAAACCCAAGCCCACTACTCATGTATTTGTCTCACAATTACAAATTTTTTAAATAGCTTTAATAACATTTAATCCACACGCTCCACGATATAAAGGGGCGTTAAGGATACAGAAAGGGAATAAAATGAGACGAAAAAAAGAGACAGCAACAAGCTTTGAAAAGCTTAAGGAGATCACGCAAGCGATACAGGCGCTAAAAAACGGCGTGAAAATTAGCGATAGTGCCAACACAAGCGAGATTACAAGCCAAAGCATGCCAAAGCCTAACGGAACAGCGCGCGCTAAAAACAGCGCTTTAAAACCCACAAAAAGAGCCTTTAGCGAGCGTCAAAGAACCACGATTACAGGCAAACTCACAAGCAAGCAAGCGTTAAAGAAACCAAAAGGAGTAATTAATGCATAAGCACACCATCTATTTAAGAAACAATGCGCTCTATCTGAACTACACTAAAAACAGCAAGCGTCACCGAGTTAGCCTAAACAAGCTTACTAAAAGCCTGAATTTAGAAAATGATAAAGCGTTAGAATATTTAGAGGAATTGAGTTTAGAAAAAATTCTAAAAATGCTAAAAGGAGCGTTAAAGCCTAATAAAGAGCCAAATCAGGGAAGCCAAAGCAAGGCTAAAAAAAACAAAGATATAACCATAGAACAGGCTAAAGAAAGCTTTTTGAAGAAAAAAATAGGCCTTAAGGAAACAAGCTTGAGTTTTATGCGATCAAGATTTAACACGATTTCAAAACTACTAAATGTAAAAGAAAGTTACAGAGTGTCTAAAATCACCAAAGAGAGCGTTATAAATTACCACAATAACGCCTTTAAAAAATATCGCAAGAATACTTTAATAAGCCTTAACGCTATGTTAAAAAGCTTTTTAGAATTTTGCGAACAAGAGGGCTATATAGGTAAAAGCCCGTATTTTAAAATCACGCTTAAAAACGCTAAACATGGTTCAAAAGATAATCCGTTTAGTTTAGATGAAATCAAAACGATTTTACACCATGCAACTAATTTAAGGCTAAAGGCTTTTTTAATAACGGCGTTTTTTACCGGTTTAAGGACAGGCGAGCAGTTAGCGCTTTTATGGAGCGATATTGACTTTGAAAACAAAAAAATCAATGTTGACAAATCCTTAAACTCTTCAGGCGTTTTTACAAGTCCAAAAAACAAAACCAGCATTAGGCAGGTTGATTTGTTAGAACCGGTAGAAAGGATTTTAAAAGAGCTTAAAGAAGGCGAACCAAACAATAAGAGAATGATTTTTCTTAGCATCCCTAAAAGGACTCAAGAATTTCAAAAAGCGTTTAAGGCACTACTAAAAGCCTTAAATTTAAAAGAAAAAAAGCTTTACATCACACGACACACATTTGCGAGCTTAATGATAAGCATGGGCGAAGATCCTTTATGGGTCTCTAAAAACATGGGACACAATGATTTAAATACCACATACTCTAACTATGCACGCTACATACCACAGCCAAAGAAAGAACGAGCGGCGTTTTTAAAGGGATTATTATGAAAAAAAACAAAAACCAAGACAAGAACCAAAACCACAAGGAGAAAACCATGAATGTTTTTCAATACCTAACCTACCAAATAATCAAGGAAAGCGATACGGATTTAAGTTTTTTTGATTTCATTCAAAAATTAGAAAAGCTCCAACAAACGCACACAATCAAATCCAGCGTTTGCAATGTGAGGAATAAGCGCGTAACAGGCTATTCTATTTTACTCCAAAAAAAGGCGGTTTGAAATGGAACAAGAACCACTAAAAGCGATCGATTTAGAAGTTTTGAAAGCGCTTAATAAGCAAGCGTATTTACCTAAAAGCGCGGACCAGATTTCAAAAGATCTCAACATTGATTACTACTACACGCTTAAGATTTTCAACAAGCTTGAAAAAAAAGGCTTATGCGATCAGTGGGTCATCAACAAAAAGAAAGAAAAAGAAACTAAAAACAACTATTACAAAGTTTGTTACTTAAACGATCTCGGTAAAGATTTATGCGCGTATTTAAACGCTTTAAAAGGCTCTAAAACCAACAAAAAGGATCAACAATGAACTACATCCTAAAACAGCCCATGAAATTCGGTTATACGCAAATCTCCAATGAAATTTGCGATGACGAACGAGTTTCTGACATAGCGATAGCGATTTATGCTTATGTGAAAAAGCACGCAACCACTTTTAAGCTCACTATTGAAGACATAGCCAAACGATTTAATAGAAACACTAAAACGATTTACAAATACTTAAACGAGTTGAAAGAGTTAGGTTATATTGAATTTGAAAGAGAACGAAAAAACGACGGGACATTTGGTAAATTTTTTCGATTCATCATGGGGAATTTTTCTAAAAACCCAAGCGAAAAACAAGGCAAAAAAACATATCAAAAAGAAGCCAAAAAAGACGCTATCCACATGGAAAATAATTCCATGTGGTTAAAACCGCAAAAACAAGGCTCAAACGCCGACAATACCGAAGCTCAATCCACAAGCACTTATTTTCCAACGTTTACTTTAATAAAAGATCAAAATAAACATGAAAATATATGCGTGAGTGAAAATTTTTCAACTCAAGAATTTGAAGAAAAAAATCAAGCTTCTTCAAACTCTCAAGATCTAAAAAAACCTGATAGTGATTCTTCTTTTAAAAGCTCAAAAATTTTTAATCCTAGTTTGTTTAATCGTTTTAGTGCTTTTTTTAGCTCTATTTTAGGGAATTTAGACACTAAACACCTAAACCAATACGAAAGGTTAGCCTTTGAAGAATTTTTGAATTATCGCAGCGAGAAGCACAAATTAAGCTATAGCACCAAAAAAGCGCTTTTACACCAATGCGAAGCCTTGAAAGCACAAGGATGCGATTTAGTGGCTTGCATCAAACAATCCATACGCCGAAACTATAACGAAATTTATGAAGTTATGCATTTTGAAAAGACAAGATACAAAAGCGAAGCAGAGAATAAAAACGAAGAAATCATGGACCGGTTTGACTACTCAGGCTATAAGCCAAATCCCAAATATAACGGGCATTGCATCTGGTAGGCGGTGGGTATGCGAGCGTTAAGATACAAGCACGCTAATAGGAATTTCAAGCCAAAAGTATGGACGAATAGCGTTTTACTTGAAAGCGGTATTTTAGAGATTTTAGAAGCCTTAAAAGCGATAGAAAACCGATCCAGAAGTCAGGTTTTAGAACGCTTGATTATTTTTTTTATAGAAACACAGAAAGGACAAAGCAATGAAAAAGCTTGGGAACGATCACAGCGAGCTTATAAAAGAACTCTTACTAACCAAACAAAAAAAATAAGCTTAAGAGAAAACAACTTGAAAGAGTTACAAAGGCTCAAAAGAAAAAACAATTACAAGCTAACGCAAATTATCCGTTTAGCTTTTTTGAAAGGGCTTAATCAATTCAAAAAAGAAAATCTATTAGTGCATTTGACCTTAAAGGAATTTGATAGCTTTTTAGAAGTTTTAGAAGAAAAGAACCAAAAGAAATTATAAAAGGAAATGACATGGAAAATTTGATAATGAAAAGTTTTTTAGATTATCCGCAATACATAGAGGATTTTTTAGAAGACATCAGCCTTAAAAGTTTTACACCCTTTAATCAAAGGCTTATTAAAGTTTTGATAGGAATGAATCACCGAGATCAAGTGCCAAGGCTTGAAACGATCAAGATTAGGATCGGTGAAAAGGATTTTGAAAGCGAAGAGTTTAAGCGCATTTTAGAATCGGATAGCTATCCGGATTATTTGAACCTGAAAAGCGATTTTAAAACGTATTTATGTTTTCAAATGCAGGAAAACCTTGCTAACAAACTCAAAGAAGCCACACGCAAGAGCGAGATTTTTGATTACGAATTTTTGAATAAATATATTAGCCTTGGAATCGTTAGAAATGGTAAATATTTCTGGGAGTGGGAAGAATATTTTAAAAATAAGCCTCCTATTGAAAAGATTCCGACCGGTATTGACTTTTTAGATTCTATCACTGAAGGAGGTATTGAACTCGGGCAAATCGTTTTACTCAGTGGAGACCCCGAAGCCGGTAAAACGCTTTTAGGCGTGCAGTTTTTAATGCAAGCGCACCAACAGCACAAGGTAACTTATTTCGGGTTTGAATTTAGCGTTAGAAAGCATATTGAAACCTTGAAAGGAATAAATTTCAATATCAAAGCGAGTAACTATTTCATAGACGATCAAAGTTGTGAACTTAACGATCTCATTTCACAGATTAGATCCCTAGCTAAAGAGGGACATAAGGTTTTTTTGATAGACAGCCAAATGAAAATCCAAGCGCCCATCGTAGGGCGAACAGTGGAAGAAGTAGAAACCTCTAAATTTAGTGCGCTAAGTGAAGCCGCTAGGAGGTTGCAAGTGTTGATAGTTTTCATTATTCAAAATTCTAAAAACGACAGCTACACGCCAACAGGATCACGCAAAGGCGGTCATGAAGCGCATTTAATGATTCGAATAGAACGGCTAAAGCAACACCAAATGAAGACTATTAAAGATTTCAGTGAGCGAGATAAGTATCGGAGAGTCGTTATTTTGAAAAATAAGCAAACAGGCTTAAGCGGTTATAAGTATGTAAAAAATGTTGGTTATCGTTTTCTTGAAGTGAATTATTACGAGAAGGAACAACAACCACTTCAAGAGGAATGTGACTAAACGGAGGTTAATGTGAAAATAACGAACCTACAGATCTTAAAAGATCGCATTCAAATCATGGAAGTTTTAGAACGCTATATTGATTTATACAAAGTAGGATCGAGTTTTAAAGCGTCCTGCCCTTTTCATGATGAAAAAAGTGCGAGTTTCATGGTAAGCCCTGAAAAAAATATTTATCACTGTTTTGGGTGTGGTGTGAGCGGTGATGCCTTGAAGTTTTTGCAAGAATACAAAAAATTAAGTTTCATTGAAGCCGTTGAAGAAGTGGCTAAAATCTATAATTACCCTTTAGAGTATGAGAGCGATGCTAAAACCGAACGCAACAACCAACTAAAAGAGATTTTAGCATTCGCTAACAACCTTTTCAAAGAAAGGATTAAAAACGAACCAAAAGTGTTGAACTACTTAACACAAACACGCGCGATCAGTTTAGAAATGATAGAAGCTTATGATTTAGGTTATTGTTTGCATGGGGATTTAGAAGTGTTGAAAGAGCGCTTTAGTAAAGATGATTTGATCGCATGCGGGCTTTTTTCTGACAAGAACGAAGAGAAAGAGTTAAGAAGTTTTTGCAACTACCGCATTACAATCCCCCTAAAAGATAGCAAAGGCTACATTAGAAGCTTTAGCGCGAGGTTGTGTATCCCAAGGCTACTAAAAAGCAACAACGCCCCTAAATACATTAACGGCAGAGAAACGCAAATTTATAGCAAATCGTTTTTTTTATACAACTACTACCGAGCGCTAGAAAGCATTAAACAAAAGAAGCAGGTTATTATATGCGAGGGCTTTTTTGATGTGTTAGCTTACGAGCATTTTGATTATAAAAACGCTATTTGCACGAGCGGGATCGCATTTACTAAAGAACATTTAGCGTTTTTGAATAAGCTAAGCGTAGAATTGTGTTTCGGTTTTGATAACGACACGGCAGGGACAGAAGCCACCATTAGAGCGCTTGAATTGTGTTTAAAAAAACCATGTGGCCAATATTAGCGTTATAAAAATAAAAGATCCTAGCGTTAAAGATTTAGGGGATTACCAGAAAGCCAATAAGCGCCCTAATTTAAGCAAGATTAACGGCTTTAAGTTTTATTGCGCTTATTTGTTAAGAGATGAATTGCCCACGGTGCAAAAGGATTTAAACTACAAAAACATTTTAAAAATTCTTGAAGTTTTTGAACCTTTTATGCAAGCGGATTTGATCAAAATCTTAAATTCGTTTTTAGTGCAAAAAAGCGTTAAGCCCGTAAAAGAAAAAAAGATTACTGATAGATTAGATCTACTAGAAGCGAGGGTTTATGCGACCATGCTTGAAAGCGAAGAATTTAGATACATTGCAAGGCGTTATTTAACGCCAAGCGATGTTAAATACCCGGGTTTTCTTAAAAGGCTAGTTAGTGGGGATTTTAGAGGTTTAGACTTTTTGAAAAAGTTTAAACCTATCCATGAAAGCTATCAAAAAAGCTCTTTAGTGGAACTCAAAATTAAAGGCTTAAAACACTCTTTAGCGGACGCTTTAGAATACAAAGACTACGCTTTAGCAGAAGCGATAAACGCTAAAATTAAAGAAATTCAAGCAGGTTTATCATGAGCTGGATTGATATAGGCGTAGGCTCTGGAGGCTCTGATTCTAGTTCTAATCTTTTAAGCCCGCTTATCAATTCTTTAGGTAACGCTTTAAATAACATCTATAGTTGGAGCTTAAGCGGTTTTCCATGGCAAGTAGATGGTGAAAATAGCCAAATCGTAGGATATTATGATGATCCGACCGGCTATTATTCTGTTATTAAAAAATTCTTAGCGCAGAAAAACTATTATTCTAATGGAAGGCTAAAAAGCGCTTTTGAACGCATCATAAACATTGAAAACCGCATTAACCAGCTAAACTATGAGATAAGCGCTAAACAAAACGCTATTAACCGCCTAAATAACGAAAACTACCAACTAAACCAAGAAATAGGCAAACAAGACCAAGCACTAAATAATCTAAACCAAGAAATAGCAAGCTTGAATAATGAAATTAGTGCACAAAGCCAAGCGATAAAACAAGATGAAGAAAAATTAAACGCTTTAGAATTACAAACGAACGCTAAAGGGCAAATTGAAAAAGAAATAAAAGAAAGCTTGAAACGATTAGAAAAACTCAAACAAGAACTAAAAAGGCTTAAAAAGCAACCCAAATGGAAAAAACAATTTAATTTTTTGACCGACAACCCTCCTAATATCCAAGCTAAACAGCAACACGCTTTAAACCAAACACGCCAAGAAAACGCCCGCATGAACTTTTTTTTAACAAATCCTTATGCAATACTGCCTAAAGGCTTTATTTACGAATACCATAACCCCGGCAAAGAAACCTACAACGCCCTAAACGCTCCTAATAACATGGACGGCATCAATAACCAATTTAGAACCAACACGCTAAACCAGGTTTTAGATAACAGCTATCAAAAGTTTTTACCCGGTAACGATAGTTACAATTCTTTAGGAAGTATAGAACAAGTGAAAGCCTTGAAGTTTTATGATTTGATTTTGAATTATAACCCGCAAAGCGAGAAGCTAGAAAGCGCCTTATTTTTCAAACAGATTGCCCAATACGCCAAAGGCTTAAAGCTTAAGATTTTGACCGGTAAAAGCACTAAAAAAGATTTAGAAAAGATTAAAGAACTAGAAAGCCGCATTAACCAAGAAGAAGAACGCTTAAACGCTAAAGACTTAAACGCTAAAGACTTAAACGCTTTAATGCAAGAGATACAAAAAGAGCAAGAAAATGCCCTAAAATTGAAAGAAAGCATCAAAGCCGAACAAAACCACATTGAAACGCTAAAGAACGCTATAAATCAAAAAGAACAAGCAAAAAACCCTATAAAACAACAAAAGCAAACCCTAGAAAACCAACGAAACGCTAAAGAGCGAGAAAAACAAAACCAAGAACACGATAAACACAACCAAGAACAAGAAAGAAACAATATAAATAATGAAATTAACGCCATAGGTAACGAACGCCTAACCTTTAAGCAATTAGGAACGTCCTGGAATTTTTTAGGTATACAACCGTTTCTTAATAACAACGGGTTTGGAAGAACTTACGCAAGGGCGTTTTTTAGCGATAAGAACAAAAGCATAAGAGAATACTATGAGCTTGAAACCAGGATAAAAAACATTTTAGGATTTTACCGGATCGGAGAAAGCGACGAACGGGTCCTCCAGCGTTTTTTGCAATTAAGCCATCAACAGCAGAACGAACTCGCATGGTTACTTTTACAATAAAAATAACCCTTAAAATTAAGCGCTTTTTTTGCTTAAATACAGACAATAAAAGATTTAGGGAAAAAGCATGCAAAATACTGAAATTGATTTGAAAAACTTACCCAGCACGCCATTATACCCGCTTAAAAATCCCATTCTTACGCCCGAGCAATTAGAACAAAAAAGAAAAGAGCTTATTGTAGATCTCAATCAAAAATCAAAAGAACTCAATGAGTTAGGTTTATTAGACAAGTTAGGGAGTTTTTTAGGATACCAAACCGAGAACGCCAAAGAGCGAGAAAAACAGCTAACCGACCTTAAAACGCAAGCTTTAGACAACAAATTAGACTTTAAAGATTTACCCAATGCAATCAAAGATGATTATTACAACAAAGCCGAAACAAGCCTTTTTAACCCGCTTAAAACCAAAAACGAGATCGCCAAAGAAGACTATCAAAAAGACTTACAAAGAAAAGCGATATTAAACAAAACGAGTAAAGAACTCACAGAGAGCGATAAGGGACTAATAAGTGATGATAGCGGTTTTTTTAATAATGCGCTTGATTTTATCACAGGTAAAAGCGAAGTTGAAAAGCTTAAGGAATACAAGGAAAAAGAAAAAGCCAAGGATATAACTAAAGAAATACAGAAAGCCTATTCAGCCTTTAGCAACATTGACAAGAACAAGGACTTTTTTAGTTTATTTACAAGCCCCGACAAAGAAGCCCAAGAAAAAGCTAAACAAGATTTTGAAACGATCGCTAAAAACCTCTATCATTTTGATAGCGTGATCTACAATAAAAAAAATGAACCTTTTGTAGTCAAAGGCAATAAAGTTTATAAGATTAACGAAGGCTTTATAGACAATTTCACGCAAAGCCTTTTGAATAATAAGTTTTCACTAGCTGGAAGTGTTGCCGGTGGCTTAACGGGAGCTAAATACGGGAAAGGCGTCGGAGTTTTAGGATTAGTGGGAGGAGCGATCGCAGGAGCAGCCTTAGGAGCTACTGCAGGAGCCGCTAGTGATGCGATTGTCACTAATTTAGCGCTTGATAGAGAAAATAAAGCCGATGAAATCATAAGGCATGCGTTAAGTGAGGGAGCTTTATCATTAGCGACCGATACGATCATGCTAGGAGCGTCCAAGGTGTTAAAACCGCTTGCTAAAACGCCCTTAAAATTAGCCGAGATGAGCATGCCTTTTCAATTCACTAAAAACTTTTTCACTGGAAACGCCAAGCGCGCAAGCGAGATTATAGAAACCACGCTATCTAAAGAACAGCAAGAAGCCTTAAAAGAATTTAGCGCGCAGTTTGGTGGTGAAACCAAGATTAACACACAAAACGCTAACGACTTTTTAAGGGATAAAATTAAAAGCGTTTTTAAAGGCGATGAAGCTAAGCTAAAAGCTTATGATAAAGTGAAAGAAATCCTAACGCTAGACAACCGCAAAGAACAGCAACAAGCTTTTATAAGAGCGATACGAAGCGATGAAACCGGTAACACTTTAGCGTTTTTGATTGAAGCGGCTAACTTGAGTCCTAAAGCGAACGCTAATTTAAAATCCATTCTTAACCAAACGACCGAGAATTTAACCAAATCCTTAAAGCAGTTTGATTTAAAAGACTATGAAATAAAAAGCGTTTTTGACAATTTAGAACAAGGCACTAAAGAAAGCTACGACAAAGCCTTAAACGAAATTATAGGAAAATTATACGATGATAGCTACAAGGTGAATTTACGAGAAAATATCCAAGATGCGACTAATTTTGAAAAGTTTTTAAACGATTTGAAAGCGCAAGGCGAGATCGACCCTCAAGCTAAAAGCTTTTTAAGGCAAATTGAAGAAAATGTTTATAACCCTAACGGCGTTACTTATGAGCAGTTAAAGAACTCACGCCAGCTAATCAATGCTTATTTAAGGAATGTAAAAGATCCTTCTACTTTAGGCTATATCCAAAAAGCGAGCGCTAATTTTCTAAAAAACGATATAGACAACGCCATAGACAGCCTATTGAAGCAAAATAAAAGCGCTTATGAAAAAATTAGCGAACTCCAAAAAAGCGCTATTAGCGAGTATAGAGATATGAAGCAGGCTTTAGAATTAGTAGATAAGGCTAAAATACGAGACAAAAACACGCACGAAAGCGACGCCGTGTATAGCTTGATGAATATTATCAAAGCGCAAGGGCAAAAGGATATAAGCAACTATACAGCGCTAACTAAAGGCTTTCAAGAAAGCGATAAGGAACGCCTAGAGCTTACCATACTTAACCGCTTAATGGAAGAAAGCCTAAAGCAAGATGAAAACTTAAAAGTGTTTGACAGCGCGCATTTTTTCAACAAGCTAAACGAGTTTAAGGGAGAGGTGTTTACCACGCCCAAGGCTAAAGAATACATTGACATAGCGAGCGGGTTTCATAAGCTTTTTAAAAACGATGCTAAGATCGCCGAAAGCCTAAAGCCAGCCACAACGAAAAATTTAAGCCAAGGTTTAGCAACCACTTTAAGCGGAGCGTTAAAATACCAATGGACTAAATTCACGCTAGGAACATTATACCGAAACGCACCCGATCGTATTCTAGGGATAAAATTACCCAAAGCCTTGAACGAAGCCACCGCAGGCGCAGCCCTAAAGTATCACATTAAACGAGCGCTTGAACGAAGCCACACAATAAGCGATTTTAGTAAGCAGTTAGAACTGAGCGCTAAAAATTCTCAATTCACTAACAACACGCTTAAAATCATTGAAGAGCTTAATAATGGTGTTAAACAAGCAAGCGAAGAAATCAAAGAAGCCATTAAACCGAGCAATTTAGTTAAAAGCATAAGAGAGCAAGATACGCGCCCTTTTGAAGTCATAGAAGACAAAGAAGCGTTTTTTAAAGATTTAAACAAAAATTTAGAAGCTAACGCTACATTATTGCCTAAAGGCATGAGCGTTGAAGAGTTTAAGCAAAGTTTAGAGAGCGTGGAAAACAAAGACAGGTTTTTAGAGCATTTAAAAACAAGAGATAACAGCGATGAAAGGTTAGCAGCACTTAATTTGATTGAATCAATTCTTAGAGAACCTCACATTGAAATTTTTACTAAAGATAACGCCATAGATAAAAAAGAATATATCAAAGCGTTTAAAGATGAAAACAAAGCACGCTTATATATGCTAATCACACAAGATAACGATAAGATTTTAAGAACTTTTATAACAGATACACCCGAGAGATATGTAAGAAATCATGTAAGAAATGCTGACATTATCCACTCTTTCATTCAGCCGAACAGAACCGCAAAGAGCGACAACGCATTAAGCGATGTAGTGGTCTATGAAAATAATCTTACACAAAAACCTCTAACGAGTCAAGAGGAATTACTCAAAACGCAAGAAAACGCATTAAAAACACAAGAAAACCCACCAAAAACCACGCAAACGCCCTTAAGCCCACTAGAACAAGCTAACGCCGAAAAGCTTGCCAAATTAGAAAGCGAGAAGTTAGAAAGCGAAAAAGAATTTACACGCTTAAAAGAGCAAGAAATAAAACGCAAAGAAGCTTTAAAAAGGAAATTAGAACACGAGCGAGGCAATGCCGGCAACATTGAAAGCGCCACTAAAATAGAAGTAGGAGAGGATATACCCACTCAAACACAAGTGCAGATCCCTAAAAGCCGAGTTCGGCTAAACGAAAGAGAAATTTACGGTCTTAACTATGCGATCGTGAAAGCTAAAGATTTAAAACCAAGCTTTACTACAGGAGGAACGCAAAAACGCACCGACATGAACGAAGAGCAGATTAAAAGCATCGCGCAAAATTTTGATCCTAAAAAGATATTTGGTAGCGGAGGTTTTGAAGACTTACCAATTATTCTACACGACGGCCAAGTGATCGCAGGAAACCACAGAATCCAAGGCATGCTAAATTTCACGCCTAAAAGCCGTTTTATTTACGACAGAGCGATCAAAGAATACTATCACATAGATTTAAAACCAGACGAGCTATTAGTGCGCTTGCCTTCTAAACGCCTAAATAACACCGAGATCAACAATTTAGCGGCTTCATCTAATCAAGGACGCTTTAACAGCGAAAGCGATCACGCGATAGCGGTTTTAAGCCACTACGAACCTAAATTAAAAGAATTAGAAAAGCAATTAAACGCTGATAGCGTTTACTCTTTAAAAAATATCGTTGCTAAAAATCTAAATTTTGATAAGGCTACTCATCCTAATGTAACCGATAGCAACTTAGCCCTTTTAATGTTTAACATGCCAAGGACTAAAACGCAAGGTATAGAGTTATTAAACCGCTGGCAGAAAGAATTTACAAACGATATTAAAAGCTATGAAAAAGTAAAAAAAATGTTTGTAGATAATGCAGGCAGTTTTCACAATTTAATCCACGACATGAATTTTCCTAATGTGAGCTTAAACGCTTATTTAAGCGATATTATGGATCGCAGTTTTGCGAATTTAAAAAACTATCAAACTACGAGCGAAAGCCTGAAAGATTTGAGCGAAAAATTCTATAAAACGAACTCTTTAGAAATGTTTGAAAAGAGCGATCAAAGCGTGAGCGATATAAGCGAGATTTTAGGAGGAGCTATCGCACGATTTGCGAGGTTTGATGATCCTTCTAAAGCGTTATTTGAAGCCTTAAAGAGCGATAACATTAAAAAAGGTTTGAAAGAATTTAAGATCGCAGATGTGGCAAAAGACATGTTTAACCCTGATAGTAAGGAATTTAAGGATATTGATATTTACGACTTCACGCATTACCTTTTAATGGTAAATAGAGAACCCAATGAAAATAACCCTACATTGAACCGCTTAATCCAAGCCGTAAAAGACATGCAAAAAGAAACAAAGAAAGGGATAAAAGAAGCAAGCAAAAAGAATGCAGAAGCAGTTAAAAAACTTAATTTTGATGAAATAAAAAAACTTATTGATGAAAGCCCAAATAACGGGAAAGACATTATAGTGATAGGAGAGGATAATTTAACGCCCGAGATCGTTGAATACATTCACAAAAAACATGCTAAGGTAGGTATAGAGAGGCTAGATGAAGACGAGATAACGGCTTTTAATTCCACATATCCTAAAAATGCAAAAGCTATTATTGATTATCAAGGGATACAACATGCATTAAATAAGCATGGAATTAATTCACCTAGCGTTAAATTCAGCAAACAACCACCAATAACCTACAAAGATATAGCTAATTATAGAAATATTGTCAAAAATGCAGATGAAACAATTAAGCGCGGTAATAGAATAATAAGCTATAAGCAAGTTAATGGTCATTTTGTGGTAGTGGAACAAATCAATAGAAACAAAAGCGAATTTATATTTAAAACTATGTTTAAAGAGAAAGGAGATTATAAAAATGCACCAGATTATGAGAAAAATATTAAAGAAAATGATTAAAAAGCCTCACCTTGACCATACAAAAGCCCTTTCGTCTTATGTGTCAGGGTTTCTTGGCACACTTAACTTAAAGTGTTTTTAGTATAGGTTAGGGATATTTCTCTAACCTACTCATTGATGTTACAACAAAAAGATTTAACAAGTCAAGGAGTAAAAAGATGCAGTTATTTGAGAAATTGCAGAGCGCGACAAGCTTTAGGCAAGAATTAAACGACACCACAACAAGGAGTAATTAATGATAGTTTTAGAAAACGCATGCGAGTTTAAAGAATATTTATGGAGCGTGTTTGATGAGATGGGATTTTGTGGCAGTTTTGAAGTGGTTGATAATGATATACACTTGAACATTATAACGATCGATAACAAAGAGATAACTAAAGAACAGGTTTTAGAGAAACTCAAAGAAATCACGCTAAAAAAGAAAAAGCAAGAACTAGAAAGCCAAATTAACGCTGTTTGTAAAGAAAAAATCATTAAAGAATTTAGAAGCGATGTTTTAGGTAGTTTTCATGCTTACGATCTAGCGTTAGAGGATCAATCTAACCTGCAATCGTTAGTTATAGCTGGAATTGATTCGGTTTTTAGGTGCGCTGAAGTTAGTAACGGCGTTGCGCTTAACAAAACTTACAAGAAACACACTAAAGCGCAAATTCTTAGACTATCGCAAGAAGCCTTAAAGTTTAAGCAAAATCTGATCGTATTTTATGGTAGAGAGAAAGAACGCTTGAACGCTGTTAATAGTTTAGAAGCGTTAGAAAAATTTGTAATAAAAGAATACTTGACATGAGGAAGTTTAGCGATCCGATCGTGGCTGAGTTTAGCAATGATGGCAAGAGCTTGAGGCTTGTTGAAGGTTTTGAATACTATTTGAAAAACGATCATTCTAAAAAGCTAATCATACCGAGCGGTTTTTCTAGCGATGGCTTTACGAACATGGGATTTAGTTTTGTAATACCACGATACGGAAGCGGTTTGAAATGCGCAATCTTGCATGACTACATGCGCGATGTCTTGAATGGTGTAATTTCTAGACCGAAAGATTTTCTAATAAACACAAGAAAGGAATGCGACGATCTGTTTTTAGAAAGCATGCTTGAAGTGAAAGCGTTTTCGGTGTTTAAAGCGGTTTTGATTTATTACGCTGTGCGCTTGTTTGCTAAAGTGAAAGGCTTGAAATGATGCGAGTCGTGGTATTTGATGTTAGCGGTGTGTTAGAAGCGTTTGATTATAGAGGCGTTTTAATCCACACGCAAGAAATTAAAGATAATCTAAACGCTAAACTACCATTCACACAAAAGAACTTTTTCAAGTTTAACGGCGTTAGTTTTGGTGTGTGTGAGGGCGTGGGTAATTTGGATTATAGAGATTACCCTAAAAATATCAATTTTAACGCGCTTTTAGTGGAAAGCATAGAAAACTACCTACTAAACGCTAAAGAGCCAGAAAACAAGCAACAAAAGGCTTTATTAACGGATTTTTTAGAAGTTTATGACAAGAACATAGAAAAAGGTTTCATTTATATTAAGCCAAGGTTTTTTTTAGAGAAAGAAAAAGAATTGATAGAAAGGATTTTAAAATGATAGCAGTTAAGGAAGTGACAGCAAAAGTTAGAGAACGATTAAACGACAACGAAGTTGGAAATTATGAAATATTAGATAGCGTGCTAGTGGAAAATATCAACCAAGCGCTTTTAAAAATTTGTTTAGAATTTAAACTAAACAAAACGATCACAAGATCTTTAATTACCGAAGAAGAACGCTTTTTAACGCTAAATAACCTTTTAGGTATAGAAAGCGTCAAATTAGATAAGAAAGAAATAGAAAGCCGTAACACGATAGAAAAAGATACCGGAGAATGTGAATTATTGATTTTGAGCGATAAGATAAGTGTAACGCCGTTTAAGAGCGGAGAGCTTGAAGTGGTGTATTATACTTACGAAGAGATTCACAACATTTTAGACACCATCAAACTGCCTAAAATATGCCTTGACATTTTAGTGTATAGTGTTTTATGCAACCTTTTGGAAATCCCTAACAATGAAACGAATTTTAGCGTTTTAGCAAACTACAAGCAATTACTAAAGCTTGCTAAAGACAACCTAACGAATTATTTAAGCCTGATGTATTCTAAAAATATCCATTTTAGCAAAGTAGTGAGAGTTTAAAGAGAGAAGACCACTTGATGGCTATATCCCATTTCATCAAGTGGCGCAAAAAGGCGTTTTTAAATGCTAACAACATTTTTAACCTAGAAAAGAAACCGCTATTAGAGAGACAACAGAAAATCTAATAGCGAAAGAATATTAGCTAAAAGGAAAAGTAAAAAATAGGGTTATACCATTTTTAAAAATAGCCCTTAAAATAAATTTCACTTTTAGCTATAGTTTGACTATCACAATAAGAAAGGATAAGCATGGGCATTAAAGAAAAAGAAATCGAGCTAGAAACTCTAAAGCGTGAAATCGCGCAAGCGGAAGCGAGCTTAGAGCAAGATTTCATTAAACACATGGTAAGTAAAACAAATGAAAAAGTGGAAGATTTGTTTTTTAGCGATAAGCCTGAGTTTTATAGATTTGTTTTTACCGAACAAAACAACTATTTAAGAGAAAAACTCACGGATAAAGTAAGCAAAGCGATGGATTTGAGCGATGAAATCCAAAGAGACAAAGACGCTGAAGAAATTGAAAAAGATAAGCAAGCGTTTTTAAACAAGCACCCTGAAGTTGACTTTAACGAGCTTTTAGAATTTTATGAAGAAGAATTGCCTAAACGCATTAAAACGCAAATTGACAAGTTAGAGGGTGTGGCTTTTTTTGAAGCGGTTTTAGACTATTTCAATGCGATAAACGCTAAAGAAGAAGAGCCTAAAAAAGAAAACAAAGAAGAAGAGAGTCCATTGCCTAAAGAAGCGTTAGGTAATGGTGTGAGTGGTGTAGGATACGCTAATAATGAAAACATCATGACAAGATACTAAGGAGCGTCAAAATGTTAGAAAAGCTTAACAATATCAATTTTAACAACATTTCCAATAACCCGAATTTAGGTATAGAAGTCGGTAGAGAGATCCAAAATGCAAGCTGGATTAAGAGTCCGTTTTTTAGCATCACAGGCACAGGTGCAGATCGAGGAGTGAGGCTTTTTAGCGTGGCGAGTCAACAACCATTCCGCCCAAGGATTAAAGCGCAACTAACCGGGAGCGGTGTTAGCGGTAATACGGATTTTGAGGCGAATTATGACAATTTAGAGATTTTAAGCCAAACGATCTACCCGGACGCTTTTGGTAATTCCTTAAGGTCTAAAATCAAAGCTTACAGCGAATTAGAGCGCATTGATTTCATTAAGGAAAGCGTGGATAGCTTAACAACGTGGATGAATGAAGAAAGGGATAAACGAATCGTTGCGAGCTTGACTAACGATTTCACCAATTACCTCTATAACACTACGATGGGTGTGGCAACCATTAGAAAAGCGATTTTTCACGCACGAAACGGCTTGAAAGATGATAATAGCAAGGCGTTTCCTATTAAACCCATTAGAGCAACCATGCAAAGCGTTGGCAATGTGGTGGTGCAAAACACAAGTTACATTATCCTTTTAGATAGCTACCAAGCCAACCAATTAAAAGCCGATAGCGAGTTTAAAGAATTAAGAAAGCTTTACGCCTTCGCTGGCGAAGATAAAGGCATGCTATATAGCGGGCTTTTAGGCGTGATTGACAATTGCCCGGTAATTGATGCCGGCGTGTGGAATAAGCTTAATGTAGGCATGCCTAATTCAAGTATTAGCGATAGCGATTTTTCGCGCTATCTCAATAAGGCTAATGTAAATAATATCGTAACGCCTATGCAGTTGAAAAAAAAGCTAGAAAACACAGGCAAATTAAAAAATAAAGAAATCTCGATCGGTTGTTTGATCGGCGCTAGCGCGGTGTTATTAGCAGGTTCTAAAGAAACCAGGTTTTACATTGATGAAACCGTGGATGCAGGCAGAAAGTCTTTAGTTGGCGTGGATTGTCTTTTAGGAGTCTCAAAAGCTAGGTATCAAAGCACGGACGGCGTAGTAACGCCTTATGATAACCAAGATTATGCCGTGATCGGTTTAGTCTCTAACATGGAATAAGAAAGGATGAAAGAATGAAACAAAGAGTCCATAGCGTTAGCTATCTTGCAAAGGCGGAGTTTGAGTTTAAAAACGGCGTTTATGATTTAGTGGCTTTACCAGCTGGTGCAGAAGTAGTTAAGGTGAGTTTAGAATTGATCGGCGACAGTGTGACTGGAGATATTTCTGTAGGCTTTGAAGATGAATCCACAAAAGGTTATTTTTTTGACTTGCATAGCATTACGCCCGGTACAGAAGCCGCGAAGTTAGCGGGCGTTAAAGAAGTCTACACGGCTACAAGTAATAAGGTAATAGTAGCAAAAGTAGGAGGAGTTACCGACAATTCGCTCCATGCTAAAGGCGTGGTAAGAGCGCTGTACTTTTTACCAAGCACGATTGAAGTAGAGTATTAAATAATTTAAGCATTCTAAATAATGTTTTTAGAATGTTTGAAAACTTTAAGAAAGGTTAAAAAATGTTTTTTAAGAACCCTTTAAACGATCCGAACTACTTTAAACCACAAAACGCTAAAATCACGCAAGAATTAGCGCAAGCGCCGAGAAATTTTGGCTTATTGAATTACTCTAAAACGAGTTATAGCGATTTTTTGAACGATTATAAGCCAGCGCCTAAAACTTCTAAATTTTCTAACTTCATGGATAGCGTAGGAGGTTATGGAGGTTTAGGAATGTTAGGAGGAGCGATCGGAGGTTTAGGGAGCTTGATCGTAGGAGCCATTAACTACAGCGAGCAAAACAAGAACGCTAAAGAAAGCATGAGAATGGCAAGAGAGCAGTTTGAATTAGAAAAACAACGCTATAACGCGCGAGAGCAAGAACGCTTAAAGAATAGAGAAGCGATTGACAATATTGCTAAAGCGAACGCTGATATAATGACAAGGTTTTGACAATAACCCTTAAAATAAAGCCTTAATCTTGCTAATCTTTTGTAAAAAGAATAAGGCTTGTTTTATGGACTTCACAACGCTACAAAACGATTTCACTAATGACTATCAAAAGGCTTTAATCGCTAACGCTGAATTTTTAGAAGCCAAGAAATACTACAACGGGAACCAATTACCGCAAGATGTTTTAAACATTATTTTAGAGCGAGGGCAAACGCCAATCGTAGAAAACATGTTTAAAGTCATTGTAAATAAGATTTTAGGTTACAAGATAGAAAGCATTAGCGAAATACGATTAAGCCCTAAACAAGAAGAAGACAGAGCCTTAAGCGATTTATTAAATAGTCTTTTACAAGTTTTTATCCAACAAGAAAACTATGATAAGTCCATGATAGAAAGGGACAAGAACCTTTTAATCGGTGGTTTAGGCGTTATTCAATTATGGGTAAGCCAAGATAAGGATAAAAATGTAGAAATTGAAATTAAAGCGATAAAACCTGAAAGCTTTATTATAGATTACTTTTCAACAGATAAGAACGCATTAGATGCGAGGCGTTTTCATAAGATGCTAGAAGTGAGCGAGCAAGAAGCTTTATTATTGTTTGGTGATAGCGTGATAGTGAATTATTCTTTTATCAATCACGAAAAGATAGCTAGCGTGATTGAAAGCTGGTATAAAGAATACAATGAAGAAACCAAAAGCTACGAATGGAATAGGTATTTATGGAATAGAAACACTGGGATTTACAAAAGCGAGAAAAAGCCTTTTAAGAATGGCGCATGCCCTTTTATCGTATCCAAGCTATACACGGACGAATCAAACAATTATTACGGCTTGTTTAGGGATATTAAGCCCATGCAAGATTTCATTAACTACGCCGAAAACCGCATGGGTAACATGATGGGGAGTTTTAAAGCGATGTTTGAAGAGGACGCTGTGGTGGATGTAGCGGAATTTGTAGAAACCATGAGCTTAGACAATGCGATCGCAAAAGTTAGACCGAACGCTTTGAAAGACCATAAAATCCAATTTATGAATAATCAAGCGGATTTAAGCGCTTTAAGCCAAAAAGCCGAACAAAAACGCCAATTATTAAGATTATTAGCAGGACTAAACGATGAAAGCTTAGGAATGGCGGTTAATAGACAAAGTGGTGTCGCTATCGCGCAAAGGAAAGAAAGCGGTTTGATGGGCTTACAAACCTTTTTAAAGGCTACTGATGATATGGATCGGCTGGTTTTTAGATTAGCGGTTAGCTTTATTTGTGAATATTTCACTAAAGAACAGGTTTTTAAAATCGTGGATAGGAAGTTAGGAGATAGGTATTTTAAAATTAATTCTAACGATGATAACAAGATACGACCGCTTAAATTTGATTTGATCTTAAAATCACAATTAAAAACGGAGAGTCGGGATGAAAAATGGTATAACTGGAACGAACTTTTAAAGATTTTAGCGCCAATAAGACCGGATCTAGTGCCAAGCCTTGTTCCACTGATGCTAAACGACATGGATAGTCCAATAACTAACGATGTTTTAGAAGCGATACAAAACGCTAACGCTATACAACAACAAAACCAAGAAGCGAACGCGCCTTATAACCAACAAATCCAAGCCTTACAGATTCAAAAATTACAGGCCGAGATCATGGAATTACAAGCTAAAGCGCACAAATACACCGAACAAGGAGCGCTATCTCAAACCACGAACGAAAGTGAAAAGATTAACCAAGCCGTAGCGATTAGCGAAATGCAACAACAAAACGATAACAACGCCAACAACGCTAATAATGAAGAAAGCAATAACAAGCCAAAAAAGAAATTAAAAACGAGCGATAAAACGACATGGCGAAAATACCCAAGCGCGCAGAATTTGGATTATTGAAAATGAAGTTTTTAGAAATGTTAGCGGTTAGCGTTTTGATTTTCATTTTAGGGGTTAGCTTTATTTTAGCGGTTTGTTTTTCTGTGGGAGCGTTATGCCATGGATAAGCAACGAGCTTTAAAAGAATTAGCGATTAGAGAATTAGCAAGGCGTGATTTTTACCAATTCGTGCGCTTGAAGTGGGAAAGATATGAGAATAAGCCGTTTTTAGACAACTGGCACATTAGATTTTTATGCAAGGTTTTAGAATGCACGCAACCTAACACATGCCAAAGCGATGAACTAATAGGGCGTTTGATTTTGAACATGCCTCCAAGCTATGGAAAAACCGAAATTATCGCAAGATGCTTCATAGCATGGAGCTTAGGCAAAGATAGGACTAAAAAAATCTTTTACATTTCTTACAGCGATGAGTTATGCAGAAAGATTGCTAACCAAGTTCGGGACTTGATGAGTAGCTTTTTTTATAAAACTATCTTTTTTGATGAACCTTTAGAGTTTTTGCAAAACAACGCAAGGGAGTTTATATTACGAGAGGGTGGAGGCTTATTTGTAACGACTTTAAAAAGCGCGCTTACAGGATTTCATGCTAATCAGATACTCATTGATGATCCTATTAAAGTGAGCGGAATGAACTCTAAAAGAGAAGTTAGCCTCGTTAATTATAACTTTAAAGAGAGCGTTATCTCACGATTACAAGACACGAGATCTAATATAACCATTCTCATGCAACGATTAGGGACGAATGATCTATGTGGGTTTTTACAGAGCGATCGAGAGTTTGATGAAGAAACGATCAGAAAATGGAAAGTCATACAGCTTAAAGCCTTGAACGAAAACGAAGAAATTTACAAGATAAAGGATTTTGAACACACAAGAGAGAAAGACACGCCGTTATTTGAAGCTAAACACAATAAGGAACAATTAGAATCCTTAAGGTTACAAATGGGCAACGATGAATTTTCTTCACAATACCAACAAGATCCAGTCGTTAGCAGTGGTGGGTATTTTGATCCGCAGTATTTAAAAAAAGTTTTTACGCATGAATTAGGAGAGATGAATACTTATATATTCGTGGATAACGCCTTAAGCTTGAGCCAGAACGCCGATAATAGAGCGATCGTAGTTGTGGGCGTTGAAAACTATACTGAAAGCGTTAGGTATATCGTTCTAGATTGTTTTTTTGGGATATGGAGCGAAGAAGAAACCATTAAACACATTCTAGCGGCTAAAGAAAAATACAAGGACGCAAAAACCTTTATAGAAAGCGACGGCGGAGGTTTAGTATTGTATCGCTTGCTTTTAGTGGCTTTAGCAAGACATAACCAACAAGCTAAAGAAAACAATAAGGAATTATTAAACGATGATATTATTTGCTACACACCAAGCCGAAAAATCTCCAAAGTGGATAAAATCAAAGCGATAAGGCCTTTTTACAATACCGGGTTTTTAGTGTTTAGCCATTCTAGCAACAACACCGAACAGATAGAAATAGAACTTTTTAGCTTTAACCCTGATAAGCCCTTTAAAAAAGATGATTGCATAGACGCATTAGCGAGCGCGATAACACATGAGAGCGTGAAAGCGCCTTTAAAACGAGAGATTAAAGAAACTCATAACGCCAGATTTCACGCTAAACCGACATGGAGGATATAACCCTTTAAAAAAAAGCTTGATTAGTGTTTAATAAAACAAAAAGAAAGGGTTTAAATGAAAAATACAAATTACATTAAACATTTTAAAAATATTGAAAACATTAAAAAAAAGCGTTTAGCGTTTAAAAAGGCTAATAAGGAAGCGTTAGAGCGTTTAAAGAATAAAGGTTATAGGGATTTTATCGCTAAAGTCAAAAGCAAAAAAGAAAGCGATGATAAAATTTTAGAAAATTTAGAATTGAGTTATCTTAACGCTGGGGTTTAAGGATTAGTGCATGTGGAGTGATAAGGTTATTAAAATAACGCCGGCATTATTGTTTTTGCTTTGTTTGTTAGAAATTTTTGAAATGGCTTTAATTATTGACGGCATGAACAATATCGAGAAGCTGGAAACGCAATTAAAGCAAAATGTGGGAGCGTTAGAAAAAATCAATAATTCGTTTAGTAGAAGCATGGTCGGCCGGTCTACAGCATCACAAGAAGTAAAATAATAGTGGAACAGCATTTAATCGTTTTAGTATATGAAACTTTAAAATTAACCCCGTATTTTTTGGTAGGATTGATCGGTTTGTTTGTGGGTTTTTTGTATGTTTTACGAAGTATTAGAGGCGAGGTTTTTAAAAATAAGACCGAAAAAGTGATTTATATTATTCAAGGCATGGGATCGAGCATGCTACTTACATGGATAAGTTACGAAATTATGGATTATTTTCTCAATCTACCGTCGAGTTTGTGCATAGCGGTTAGTGGAGGCGTTGGATATTTAGGAGCGGAGAGCGTGAGCGCTTTAGTGCTAGATAGTTTAAAAAAAAAGTTGTAGAATAGATTTGACAAATTTAGAAAACGCTTTAAATAAGAGCAATTTTAAAGAACAGGTTTATATTAGCTTAGAGGGTGCGTAAATGAAGCTTTTATTTTTAGCGTGCGTTTTTGGTGTTAGCTTTAGCGCTTGCGCTAAAAAGGTGATTTATAGAGATGTAAAAGTGCCAATTAAATGCGACATTGAAATACCTACACGACCGAGCGAGCATTTAGAAGCGTTGGAATATTTGCGAGCGTTATTGATTTATACCGAAACGCTAGAAAACGATTTGAAGTTTTGCGCAAAAAATAATAACCCTTTAAAATAGCGCTTGATTGTGGCTAAATACCAAGAAACTAAAGGGAGTTAATGTATTTAGTGTTATTAGAAAGAAAACACGATTTAAGATCGATAGTAAGGAAAGACAAGAAAGAAAGCGGCATGTTAGGAACCTTTAGAGTGTTTGAAAGCACGCACGATCAAGGCATAAGCGATAAAAAGATAATCAAACACTACGAAAAAGAAGAAGCCTTATTCAGTTGCTTTTCATTAGAAAACAGCGGAGAGCCAACGGATACGCCGAACTTAGATAAGCCGATAATAGCGAGGGATTATAAATTAGAGTGGAGCGACACAAGTTGCACGGTGCCTAAAGAATACCAAAATAAAAAATGCAATAACGAACGCCATGAAGTGTTGCAACTAGTAGATCCCAATAACAAGGATTTCAAAAACCGAAAGATTTTAATCCATGTAGGAAACAGCGCGCATGATACTTTAGGGTGTGTTTTGTTAGGGATGCAACACGATGAAGAGATGATTTATAAAAGCAACGAAGCGGTAAAAAGGTTTTTTGATTTAGTGAAAGAAAAAGGCGTTAATAATTTTTTGCTTAAGGTGATTGATAAGGCTTGAAATGGATACAGCACGATTTATAAGGAATTTCATTTTATTCAAAGAAGCCTTACAAAAGCAAAATTTCAATAACAAAGATTTAAACACCACGAGCATGCAAGCAGCCTTACAAAGCGAACAGTTAGCTTTAAGCGAAGAATCGCAATACCTACAAAGCGAGCAAGTGAGGGCGAAAATGCAAATAGACTTTTTAGGAATGCAAGCGAACTTACAAAACGCCAAAGCCGAAACACTAAACAAGCTAATCCAATGCCAAGCGATGCTAAAAAGCCTAAAAGATAACGCTATGATAAACCGCGCGAACGCATTCATAAGCTTATTACAGGTGGAAGCTAACTCATCTAATGGGGTCACAGCTGGTAATTTTCAAGTAGCATTCAAAATTATAAGCCAGATCGGATCTGAATACAGCCAAATTGTCATGAATAACTGGGGCGTTAGCGTGCAAGAAAAAGAGCAAACGAACGAGTTGAAAACGATACTCAATAATTTAAGTAAGGAATTAGAGAAGTTAAACGAACAAAGCGAAGTTAATTCTATACAAGTTTTTAGCGATAAATTAGAAGTGCTAAGAGACGCGCCAACAAGGTTATGGGGCTTTAGCACTTTGTCTAATGCTAACGAAGGATTTTATAATGAAGCTAATGAACAGATAGCGAGCGGTAGCGTGTGTTTGTTTAGAAGCGATAAGGTAGGAAAGCACACAATAACTTTTAAAGCGATCAAGGATAGCATAACTTTAAGCAAGAATATAACAATAAGCGTTATATCAAACAAACTCAAAGAAAGGGCAAGCTAATGGCTTATTTTGAAAGCATTACAGCAGGTAGGGGCGGTTTAGATAGTTTTAATCAAGCGTTGAATAACCAACGATACGCTAACTTAGTGTTAAATGAAAGCATGGGCAATTTTGCGAATACGATCGCTAATGCAGGAAGCCTTTTTGATAACGCTAAAATCAGAGAAGAAGCCTTGAAGTATCAAAGAATGCGAGATTTAGCTAACGACAAAAAGCAAGCGGAAGCGTTTGACTTGCAAAAAAGACAAGCCGAACAAAACATGGATTTCTCTAAAAGACAACAGATCATGAGCGAAGAGAGCCACAAACAAAACAAAGTGCTAAACGATCACAGAGCGAAAGCCATGAAGCTTGAAAACGCGCTAAACCAACAGCAACAAGAGTGGCTAATGAAAGTAACACCAAGCGCTAAAGCGAGCGTGTCAGTGGGTAATCGCGCTAAAAAGCCAACAACACAAAACACGCTAAGCGCACAAAACACGCTAAGCGCACAAAACACGCCAATAGCAAATCCCAAGGCAGCGATCATAGAAGAAGTTAAAAGTTATATTAACTCTAATCCTTTTTTTAGATATTAATGTTTTATGGGGTGATTTTTAGGGTTTTTAGGGGGGGTCTGCCTTATGTTGTTATTGTTATTTTGTTAGTTTTGAATAATAATCTAAAAGTTAAATTAGTGCTAACAGAAGAAAGACTAACCAACAACGAAGCGCATTTGATTAAACAAAATGAAGCGATTGAAGCGTTAGAACTAGAAATCCAACAATACAAGGCTAACAAGCTTTTAGAAAATACCAAGATTAAAGACAAATACCACAAAGTGATCGTTAAAGACAACACATGCGAAGCGAAGTTACAAGGCTATGAAGCGCTGATAAACGCATTTAGAAAAAAATAACCTTTGAAATAGTTTTTTTTGCTAAAATTTGTTTATCAAAATAGCAAGGAGAGACAGAAAACGAGATCGCTTACAATTTGAAGCGTAAGCAATTGATTGAAGAGGGCAAGCTAGAAGATGAAGCGTTTAAAAAGTTCATTTTTAAATTGATTTGATGAAAGGATAAAGCAATGAATGAAAAAACAGAAAGTGAAATTTTTGAAGAACAGCTAAACAGCCTTTATAAACCAATCAAGGCACAAGGCGCTCCAGAAAGCGAGGATAAAAATAATCAAGCTTTAGGGAATGAGCCTATTAGTAAAGCTTTAGAAAATGAGCCTATTAGTAAAGCTTTAGAAAATGAGCCTATTAGTAAAGCTTTAGAAAATGAGCCGTCTTACATTTCAACCGGTGTCGCTTATTTGGACGATAAGATCAAAAATAGAAGCATTACGGCATTTGATTACTACATGGCTAAAAAGTTTTTAGGTCTTGATCTGAATGTGAATCTAAACGGAAACTTAAACATTAAAAGCGAGAATAAGACAAGGTTAGCGAGCATTAACAAAGCTACGCAGGATATTTTTGATGATATTAAGGCTTTAGATTTAGGAGATGATTTAATCAAAAAAGCGCAAGAACATAGCGGCATTATTAATCAGGCTAAGCTATGGATCAACCATAAGACAGGAGGACTAAAAGGCGTTGATTACGATTTAGCAAAAACCGATAATGCTAGGTTAAGTTATGCTAATAGAGTTGCAAAGACCATGGCGCAAGGCGGACAGGTAACGCAGAAATTAAGAGATGAAGCCAAAGAGATGACAAGATGGGGATTTAGAAGCAAGGAAGAAAACACAGCAAGAGCCACACAAACGCAAGAAATATTACTTAATTCTTTAAGAAAAAATTTACAAATGTTGGAGAGCTTAGGCGGTAGTGTAAGCCCGCTAATGTTAGCAAAGATTAAAGAACACCAAGGCAAAACAGATTACATTAACGAAACCGGCGGAAAAATTGATCTCAAAAAATACCAAAGCTTATCGGAAGGCTTGTAATGGAAGAAAAAAAGAAAACGAGAATAAAAAAGTAAATAATAAAGCTTATTCAAACGATTTTAAACTTAGGGTTAAAAGATACTATGAGAGAAGTTTAGAATCTAAACAAAAGATCGCCTCAAAATTTGGCATTAGTTACAGGACGCTAGCGTTATGGGTGATGGATGGAGAGTGGGAGAATAAAGCTATATTAAAAGAAATAAGAGCCATGTATGAGACGCATGGCTTAAGCCTTGATGCATTAAGTAAAAAATACGGCGTGAGCGTTAGTTTAATAAGAAAATTTAAGATACGTGACAAATGGGAAAAGAAAAAGATCGCTAACGAAGCCGCCGTTGTTTTAAAAGACAAGCTGACAACGGATAAAATGGGATTATTTTTAGACACTAAAAAAGAAGAAGTTAAAGAAGTGTTAAAACAAAGTTTAGAAAACTTAAACCTTGATCCCGTGGTAGTGGAAGCGATAGCTGAAACAAGTAGCGACGAATTGATTTTGAGAGCAATGAACACCGCTTATATTAAAAAACAGATCTTATTTTGCGCTATTGTGGCAAGAGGTGAGCTGATTAAGATGATAAAAAAAGCAGGCGATAAGGTGAAAGATAATATTAATATTATCGTGGCGGCTGAAAAAGTGTCTAAACTTTTCATTGATGCAGGCGTTAGCTTGTTTGGAAAAGAACAGATCCAAGTAATAGAAGTTAGCAATAATAACAATATAGCACAGATGAACATGAGCGAATTAATAGCGTTAGCGAACAACGATTGTGATAATTAG